CGCGAAGGTCAAATTTCCGCATCTGTTTCTTATCGGCGAGGCCGGTTCCGGGAAAAGCAATACCTTGGAGCGGGTTATCCTGCCGGTTTTCGGGCGGGAAAAAGTGAGTGCCGCGACGCAAGTTACATCATTTACGCTCATGAAGGACAGCGCGTCAAGCAATGTCATACCCCAACCGCTGGATGAATTTAAGCCCTCGAAAATTGACCGCATGAAGCTGCATTGGCTCTATAACCATATGCGCGACAGCTACGACGGCCACGAGGGCGTCCGGGGCCGCGCCGACCAATCCGTTATAACGTATGAACTGCTGGCTCCGCTCATTGTCGCCGGTGAGGAATCGCCGGACGAGGCGGCTATCCGGGAGCGCGGCATTGAACTGCTGTTTTCCCGCAAAGACCTGAAATCGGCGGATTATCGCAAGGCGTTTTTGCGTCTGTGCGAAATGCCCGACGCCCTCGGCGGCTTTGGGCGCGGCCTGCTGGATATGGCCCTGCGGACAAAGGCCAAGGAAACCGTGGCATGGCATACTGCCGCCAAGGAGCTATTTGGCGAGGAGCTCCCCTCGCGTATCGTCAATAATTTGGCCTGCTGCATGGCTGGCCTGCGTTTGGTGGAGCGCCTGTGCGCCTATCGTAAGCTGGAATGGTCGCAGGTCTTTGATATTGACCTCGATGCCTGCGCCCGGCACTTGAACTATGCCGCCCGTGAGTATCTGCTGGATGGCAGTACCATCAATAAAAGCGTGGTGGAGCATTCGTTAGAGGTCATGGACAGAATGGGCCTCGATTCGCAGAGCGAGGTGCGCATTCTGGATGATGGGGCGCTTATCGCCTTCCGGTTTCAAAAGTTTTACGACCGATATACGAAATACCGGCGCGACCATGCCATAGGCGGCGAGTGTTTGAGCTTTGAGCAATTCAAAAAGCAGCTTCGCAACTCCGACCTGTATGTGGATTACAAAAACGTGCGGTTCGAGAGCGGTACGGCGAAAGCCACAGTTTTGAACTATGCTCTGCTGCGCCAAAGGTGTGAAATTACTGGATTTACGGGCATTGATGCCCTTCCCCTAAATGAAGAACACAATTAGTTTTTTGTTACCTTGTTACCATAAAACCATCATTTCTATATCTACACGGAAAACGGTTCCCCGCATATGCGCGTGCGTGCGCGTGTGCGCGCGTATATACGCGAACCTATAGAAAGTGGGGGTAACGCGGTAACAAGGTAACACGGAAAGGAGCGTTACTGTGTTAGAGAAGAATATCGTCGCCGCTATCCTGCGGCACCTGAAAGCCCGCCCGCGCTGCTTCGCGTGGAAAACCCATGGCGGGATATATGGCACCTCCGGCATACCGGACATAATCGCCTGCGTGAACGGACGCTTTGCGGCTTTTGAGGTCAAACAGCCGGGCGGTAAACTCACTGCTTTGCAGGAGGCTACTATTGGCAAGATTCATGCCGCTGGCGGGCTGGCGTGTATGGCAACCTCAGTTGAGGATGTGCAGGCCGCATTGGCGGCGGAAGGAGGTTCTTATGACTGTTAAGGAATACCTCGGGCAAGCGTACCGGATAGACCAGCGCATCAATTCCAAGTTGGAACAAGTGGCCTCCCTCCGGAGCCTTGTCACCAAGGCAAGCACGCCCACCTTTTCAGATATGCCCCGCAGCGCCACGAGGAACATTCACTCCATGGAAAACCTGATTGTGAAAATCATGGACATGGAGTGGGAAATTAACGCCGACATAGACTACCTTGTGGATTTGAAGCGGGAGATCACCGGGGTTATTACCTCGCTGAAAAATACGGAATACCAGACGCTGTTGGAGCTCCGCTATCTCTGCTTCCATTCATGGGAGAAGGTTGCCGTTGAGATGAATTACGACCTGCGCTATATTCACAAGCTGCACCAGCGTGCGCTTGAATATTGCTCGGCTTTCGTCCCGGCCAGCGGAGAATAGGCTTAGGAGGGCGGTTCCATTCCGCTCTCCTTTTTTGCCCCTAAAATAAACAGGGCACTAAAAGACATAGAAAGACACCCGGAAAATTTGATAGTATTACAATAGCCAAGAAAAATGACTTGCCTCTGTGAAAACGCGGGGGCTTTTTTCATGCCTAAAATCGGGCTACAGCAAGGAGGGCGGCAGGTATGCCATGCAAACCAAAGCGTCCCTGCGCATACCCCGGCTGCCCGGAGCTTACCGACGGGCGCTACTGCGCAGAGCATCAGAAGATTATCACCGCGCATTACAACCGCTATGAACGCGACCCGGCCAGCCGCAAGCGATACGGGCGCGCTTGGAAACGGATACGCGACAGCTATATCGCCGAGCACCCGCTATGCGAACAATGCCAGCGCGACGGGAAATTGACCCCGGCTGAGGAGGTTCATCATATCAAGCCGCTGGCGCAGGGCGGCACGCACGCACGCGACAATCTTATGGCGCTATGTACCTCCTGCCATTCGACCATTACCGCACGCGAGGGTGGCCGGTGGACGCCGCGCCGGTAGGGGGAGCAAAATCTCTAGTGCCTCGCCAATGCGCAGCGGCCATGGGGTACCGCGCGAAAAGTCGCGCTTTCAAGTTGGGTATATGGCGGCGCGGGTTTTCAAGGAGGTGAGGCTTTATGGCAAACGGCCACGGAGGCGCGCGAATCGGCGCGGGCCAGAAGAAAAAGGCGCTTGCGGATAAGGTTCTGGAAGGCAATCCGGGCCGCCGCAAGCTCACAATTATGGATTTTACCGATACCGCCGATTTGGAGGGGCAGGTCATGCCGCCGCCCCGTGAATATCTGGCGGCCCGGCAGAAAAATGGGAAAGAACTGCTGGCGGTCAATGTTTACGAGAGCACATGGCAATGGCTCGACGCGCGGGGCTGCGCGCATTTGATTCCCGCGCAGATTTTAGAGCAGTATGCTATGGCTATTTCTCGTTGGATTCAATGCGAGGAATGTATCACGGAGTTTCTGGCGAAGCACCCGACGACGGGCAACGCCATTCCCTCCCCATACGTCGCCATGAGCCAGTCTTTCGGCAAGCAGGCCAATAACCTGTGGTTCCAAATCTATCAAATCGTCCGCGAGAATTGCGCTTCTGAGTTTAAGGGCGCAACCCCGCACGACGACATGATGGAGCGGTTGCTCATGGCCCGGCGTGGGGGTTAAAACATAATTTTAGGAGATAGAGCCATGAACATTATTCAATTACCGCTTGCGGATATTCACCCTTATGAACGCAACCCGCGCAAAAACGACAATGCGGTGAAGGCGGTCGCGGAGAGTATCCGGCAATATGGTTTTCTCGTCCCGCTGGTGATCTCCGCCGACCATGAGATTATTACTGGGCATACCCGGTATAAGGCGGCGCAGCTATTGAAATTGAAAACCGTTCCCTGCGTCATTGCCGACGAACTGACCGAGGAGCAAATCCGGGCCTTCCGGCTCGTGGATAACAAGGTCGGCGAGCTCGCTGAGTGGGATATTGATTTACTCCCGCTCGAACTGGCGGAAATCGCCGAGGATTTGAGCGCCTTTGGTTTTGAAACTGTCACCGACGAGGAGTTTGGAGAGGATTTTACGCTGGACGACGGTGGTAAAAAGCCTTTTCAGCAAATCAGCCTGACCCTGCATGATAAGCAGGCCGAGCTCCTCCATGCCGCTATTGCCCACGTTTACGCCAATGAGGAGGTGGCGGAGACTTTCGGCAATGAGAACAAAAATGGGAACGGCATTTACGAGGTGGTGCGCCAATGGGCCGCGCAAAAGAAATTGTCCTGAAGGTGATACCCTCCTCCGTTGCCACGCCCTTTGTGCGCCGGTATCATTACAGCGGTTCTATTGTGACCAATAGCAGCCTGCATTTCGGCGCATTTCTGGACGGGCGGCTCCATGGGGTAATCAGCTACGGGCCGAGCCTCAACAAAGCAAAAATACTGCCGCTGGTGGCTGATACCGGCTGGAACGAATACCTCGAACTTAACCGCATGGCCTTTGACAGCTATCTCCCGCGCAATTCGGAAAGCCGGGCCATATCGCAGAGCATTAAGCTGATAAAGCGCAACGCTCCTCACATCAAATGGATTGTGAGTTTTGCGGACGCCTGCTCTTGCGGCGATGGCGCTATTTACCGGGCCAGTAATTTTGTCCTCACCGGCATCAAGGAAAACGAGGCGTTATGTCTGCTGCCGGACGGCTCCACCATTCATAAGGTTACGGTGGAGGCCAACCCGATCTCGCCGCGCCCGGAGCTTGGCGGGCGCTCTTTTTTCGATGTAACGGGCGGCAGGTTCGCCGTCAAAGTCTATCTGGAAGCGGCGGGCGCAAAACTGCTCCCCGGCTACCAGCTACGCTATATTTACTTTATTGACAAGGCCAAGCAAAAGGATTTGACCGTCCCGGTTATCCCGTTCTCCCGTATTGATGAAATCGGGGCCGGGATGTACAAGGGCGTGCAGATCAGCGTCGCCGAGCGGCACTATGCGAAGGAGGTGTGATTATGGGCCGGGCAAAAGATATTGTCATGAAGGTTATTCCCAGCAAGGTGGCGACCCCCTTCATGCGGGCGCACCACTACAGCGGCACCATCGTCAACAATAGCCTCCTGCATTTCGGGGTTTTCCTTGACGGGCGGCTCCACGGGGTTATGTCCTACGGCCCGAGCCTCGACAAGTCAAAAATCATCGGCTTGGTGGAAGGCACCGGCTGGAATGAGTTTTTAGAGCTTAACCGCATGGCGTTTGATTCGGTACTTCCGCGCAACAGCGAAAGCCGAGCCATATCCATGAGCCTGAAACTGATAAAAAAGCACGCCCCGCAGGTGAAATGGGTTGTTAGCTTTGCGGACGCCACCTCCTGCGGCGACGGTACCATATACCGCGCCAGCAACTTTTTACTGACCGGCATTAAGGAAAACCTCAACCTTTGCGTGCTGCCGGACGGTACCCGTGTCCATAAAATGACCCTCGCCAGCAATCCGACCTCCCCTCGCAAGGAGCTCGGGGGCCGGACGTTCTTTGATGTAACCGGGGGCAAGTATAACTTTATGGATTATGTCAAAGCGGCAAATGCCACAGTGTTGCCGGGCTTTCAGCTTCGGTATATCTACTTCATAGATAAGAAGGCGCAAAAGGGCCTGACTGTGCCGGTTATCCCTTTCTCGAAAATTGACGAGCTTGGGGCCGGGATGTACAAGGGCGAAAAGGTGACACTTGCCGAGCGCCATGTTTCCGCACAGGCGGAAGCCCCTGAATAAAGGGGGGGCGCTTATGGAGTTATGGCAATTAAGGCAGTTTCAAGCCTTGCCCTTTGAAATAAAGGTGGAAAAAAGCAAGCTACGCATTCGTGAATGGTACGACCATTTTGAAGGGAATGTGTTTGTTAGCTGCTCGGGCGGTAAGGATTCCACCGCTCTTTTACATTTGGTGCGTTCCATGTACCCGGAGGTTCCTGCTGTCTTTGTGGATACCGGCCTCGAATTTCCCGAAATCCGGGAGTTTGTCAAAACGCTGCCGAATGTGGAATGGCTAAAGCCGGACATATCGTTTCGGCAGGTTATAGAAAAGCATGGATACCCCGTCATAGGCAAGGAACAAAGCGAATGGATACACCGGATACGGGTTGGCGACCCCAACGTATTCCGGGCGAAATTCCACGGCATCATGCCGGATGGGCGGCCCACTCAATATAAGCTGGCGGAGCAATGGCGCTTTCTGCTGGACGCCCCGTTCAAAATCGGCGGAGGCTGCTGTAATGAAATGAAGAAAAAACCGCTCAAACGCTATGCCAAGGCGTCGGGGCGGTTTTCCTATATCGGCACCATGGCCAGCGAAAGCCATCTGCGCATACAGCAATGGCTAAAAACCGGCTGCAATGCCTTTGATGCCAAGCGCCCCACCTCCATGCCGCTGTCCTTCTGGCTGGTACCGTACAGCAAAATTTACGACATGGGTTATGAGCGCACCGGCTGTATTTTTTGCGCCTTTGGCGCGCACCTCGATACCCAGCCGACCCGCTTTCAACTGCTGCAAAAAACACACCCCAAGCTCTGGCGGTACTGTATGCGGGATTGGGATGCGGGCGGCTTGGGGCTCCGGCAGGTATTGGAATACATCGGGGTTCCCTATGAATCCTTCACGTTAGGAGAATGACATGGATATTCAAAAAATCGACGCCGCGCGGCTCAACCCGGCCCCCTACAACCCACGCCGGGATTTGAAGCCGGGTGACAAAGATTACGAAAAACTCAAACGCTCTATGGAGCAATTCGGAGCCGTCGAACCCGTTGTCTGGAACCGGCAGACCGGTAATGTGGTCGGCGGCCACCAGCGCCTTAAAATATTGCTGGATATGGGCGAAACGCTAATTGATTGCGTTGTTGTGGATTTAGACCCGCCGCGCGAGAAGGCGCTCAACCTTGCATTGAACCGGATTACCGGCGATTGGGACGAGGGCAAGCTGGCTGCCCTCATGGCTGACCTTGACGCCTCCGCCTTTGATGTGAGCCTGACCGGTTTCGACGCTGAGGAAATCGACGCCTTGATGAATAAATTCTACTCGGCAGAGGCTGCGGAGGATAATTTTGACGCCGACAAGGCGGCAGCGGATATTGAAGCGGCGGGCGGCCCTACGACAAAACCCGGCGACCTTTGGCAGCTTGGCGACCATCGGCTCCTATGCGGTGACAGCGCGTCACCGGAGGATATGGCGCGGCTTATGGGTAAGGACCGCGCGGCCTGCGCCGTTACGGCCCCACCCGAAACCAGCGGAGATTACCGGAAGGATGGCCTTGACCCATGGCTTGAAAAAATGGCGGCGGTTGCCCGCAATCTCTGTAATTGCGCCGACGTGATATGTTGGAATCTCTCCGACCTGTTTGCCACCGGCTCACAATTCATTGAGCCGACCGGCTTTTACAGCGTGAAGCTGTTCGCGGACTGTAATTATCGTCCAATCTGGATTCGTATATGGAAAAAGCAAGGTATCCTTGCCCGCACCGGCTCCGCCCATTTGACAAGCGCCAAACCGACCCGCGAGTATGAATATGTGGCCGCCTTCGCTGGCAATGAGGTGGACGAATACAACGACCAAGAATACACTTGGATCTCCGCCTTTGCCGCTCACAGCTACCGCTTCACCCGCCGCCTTACAAAAGAGGAGCGGCGCAAATGGGGTTATGCGGGGGTGTGGGAAATCGCCGCCATGCCGAGCAGCAAGGGCGGCCCGCCGCTCATGCCGGTGGAGCTACCATGGCGCTGCATCAAAATGCATAGCGACCCCGGAGGCATTGTGCTTGACCCCTTCGCAGGCGCGGGCGCGACGCTGATTGCCGCCGAGCAAAGCGGGCGCGGCTGTTATGCCATGGATGCCGACCCCCTCAATTGTGATTTGGTGATTTTACGCTGGGAGCAGTTTACCGGCGAAAAGGTTACGTTATTGGAGCATTTTTGATAATTCTCTTTCTTTTTAGGGCGTTCCAGCGTAAGCTGTCCACACCCTAAAACGAGGAGGTTTTATTATGATAAGCAGGATATTGTTTTATGGAAGGAGGCGTCTATATGAATTTCCCCTCTCGTGAAATTGTGGAAGAAACCCGCCGCCTCTATCCAGCCGGTATGCGAGTGGAATTGGTGCAAATGGACGACCCGTATTCCAAACTCCAGCCCGGCGACCAAGGCACCGTCCATCATATAGATGATACCGCAACGGTTTTTGTCTCATGGGACTGTGGTTCCTCGCTTGGTGCGGTCTATGGCGAGGATATTATTAAGCCGGTGGAAGGAGGCGCGCAGAAATGAGCGGGATTTTCTATCAGGACAAATGGTATGAGAATACCGACATGGTTTGCCGCCGCTGCGGTTCGCCGGTATATGAAACCGATAACCCGGAGTACAGCTATCAATGCTTTGCTTGCGACGAGGATTTTTATTCTTTCGAGGTTGCGGAGCAGGACGCTCTATATCTACCGCCTGTCATGGTGGCCCGCCCGGCGGAGGGTATCACCATAAATGAGGCCTTGGAATATCTGCTGGACGATAGCGGCCAGCCTCGCATATTCAAAAACCAGCTAGAGGCCGAAGCATTCTTGATGGCCCAAGGCTTTAACGGTGAGGATTTGGAGCATTTTTATTTTGTGGAGGTGGATACTTCCTCCGAAGAAAAGGAAGGTACTCCATGAGGCGGGAGCATTGGCACTGGCTGTCCTGCAACCTCG